TGGGAAAGGAGTCACATCATATCCATTCCAGTGAATTCGTTTTGCGAACTCATAGAAATGGGGACTGACGTGTGTTTTCTCTTTTGACCAGTGAACACCCATCTGGCGAATTAGTCGACAATACTCTAATGCAACTTTGCGATTTCCTATAACTAGGTCATCACCAAGTAAAGCATAAGGTAATGTCTTCCAATTTACCTTTTGGTTTCTGCAAGCTTTCCAAACAATTGAATGGTGAGCTAAAGCAGTACTGTTCCAAGAACTATAAGCTCCCATGGGGTTTCCGACAGAATAGGATAATAATCCTAAATCTGACTCGAAGGGTTGAGTCATAATTGTAAGCCAAGAATCGGCGAGTTTCTTACCGATTCTGACTTTTAACAATTTATGATTCAATTCTACGGGAAATCTATCAGTAAAGGCCGTTAGGTCAATACTATAATAGATCTCGGAACCTTCCAAGAGAGACTTATGTTTTTGTTGATCAAAAGTGCAATCCTGACGAATCTTTTTTAGAGCTCCAAATAAGTATAGATGGAGTTGTCTTAAACAAGTTTGAGAAAAGTAATCAAGTATTGCTACTTCTCTTGTCTTGCCCTCAGGGTCGGAAAAGTATACTAATCTACGTATACTTCTCTTATTCCCATGAAGGAGGATTCTCAAATTCTCGCAATGACCTTGTAGCACTTCTAGATAATATGATAATTTTGGTCCTCCTAAAGTTCTGATGCTATTAAATAGATCAGAGTTTTGAAGGATACCAAATAAATCATTTATCGAGAAAGAAAGAGCATGACCCGAAGGTCCTGCCTTTGTACTACGATGGTAATTACGAAAATTTAATTGTCGGGATGGCCGACGTTTTAGGTCGTATCCTAGAGACTGCCAAAACTTCTTGCAATCGTTGTTAGATAGTGGTAAGGGACATTTTCTTTCGTCCGCACCAGTTATCGAACTAAAATTACAATTAGCTTTGGTTCGTAACATTCTAGAAAGGGAGAGAGTTGACAGAAGTAGCTTAATAAAGGTACTACTGTATGGCTCATTTCCTTTCTTTAGAAATGTTAAGTCTTTATGGATATACCCTGGAAAGTTGGTAAACACTCCATCTTTCGACCAGCTTAACAGCCGGTAGACATCTGCTTTTAAGTGTTTTAAATACTTAATCGCATCTGCCTTTCCTCGAGATTGAACAATCTTGAAGAACTTAAGATGAATCTTTTCCAATGGTAAAGGTAACTTGCTTCGGCCTTGGATTAAACCAAGGTCGTTTGCAAGCCAATTAATGGCACAGAATGAATTATGAAAAGTGATTTTATTCTCTTTACTGAGTATGAATTTACTTTTTGTACTTTTCATTGTTCTGTTAATTGGGTTGCGTGGCATCGAGTAACCGACGGCCCGAGGTGCAAATCTCGGACATTTAGC